CATGTTGCCGCTTCAAATTCATTATCTAAATTCATTAATCAAATTCAAAACATAGGTAGAAGAATAGAACCTAACATATATGAACAAGATACCTTTATAGATAAAGACATGTATGACATGGAAGAAATAGAGGATCTTTATAAGAACTACAATATTCTTCATTTATGTAATATGTATATTGATGGAATGTCTAAGGATGATGAAACAAAAGACCTTATTAAAGATAGAATAAAGAGATTGCACGATGTATGTGCATACAACTACGACAGCGAACAATGAGAATAGAGTCAATAGAATTTAAAAACTTTGCAAGTTACGGTAATTCAATTCAGCGTTTAGAATTTGAAAAAGATAATTCAGAATTATTTCTAACACTTGGAAAGAATGGACACGGAAAAACAACTATTGCTAACGCGATTGTTTTTGCGTTATATGGTAAAGTAGAAGGAGTCAAGATGGCAGACCTTCCTAATCGTATTAATAAAGAGTTGTGGGTAAAGATCAATTTAAAATGTAAAACAACCGATGTTTCGATAGAGAGAGGACTTGCTCCTGGTAAATTCGAAGTTAAACTTAACGGTATAGAATTTGATAAAGCAGGTAAGAGATCTGTTCAAGAATATCTAGAAGAAGAGATATTCGGAATACCATACCATGTATTTAAAAACATCATCATATTATCAGTTAATGATTTTAAGTCATTTTTAACAATGACGAATAATGATAAAAAGCAAATTATTGATAAAATGTTTGGTTTCTCTATTCTTAATGAAATGCAACAAAACATTAAAGAAGAGCGTAAAGGATTAAAGGTTGATATCGATGTCTACGAAAGAGAAATTACTCAATTGAATGAAAACATCACTTCAGTTAATATGAAACTTAACGAATTAATGGCAGAGTCTAATCAAAAGGACAAAGTTCGAATTCAAGAGTTAAAGACTTCACTTATTAGATATACTTCCAATAAAACCAAACTAGAAGATGCCCAGGTATCTATTTCTAAAAGTTTAGGTAATATTTCTGGTACATTAAGTTCAGCACAAGAAGATAAGACAAAATTAACTTATGAATTACAAGCTCTTAGAAAGAAATTAAGTTTGTATGAACAAAATTCATGTCCAACTTGTGAAGGTGAACTTTCAACAGAATTCCACACTGGTCGTAAAACAGAGATGTCAACGAAAGTAGAGCAGTTACCTTCTCAAATTAATATAGAAAAGGCTAAGGTTATAGAGATAGAAGAAAACATAAGCAAATTACAACAAAAAGATAGAGCAGTTCGAGACAAAGTTTCAACTATAAATACAAATATTAGAAACCTTAAAGGAGAACTAATAAAGATTAAAGATTCTTTAAATAATGGAGATAGTTTTGCACACATGCAATCCTTGATAGATGGATTTGAAATACAAGAAACAGAAAAGACTAAAACAAAAACAATAGTTAATAGTGAGTATTACTTTCTAGAAAACCTTGAAGAAATTTTAGGAGAAGATGGTGTTAAGAATCTTGCAGTTAAAACAATACTACCAGGATTAAATACAAACATAGCAGCGATGGCTTCTACTATGCACCTTTCATTCCATATAAGATTTGATGAAAAGTTTAATTGTATTATTAATCATTTAGGTGAAGAAATTAATCCACTTACCCTTTCAACAGGAGAACGTAAGAAAGCAGACTTTATTATTATCATTGCAATTATAAAAATACTTAAGTTAAGATTTCCACAATTAAACCTGTTATTCTTAGATGAGCTATTAAGTTCAGTAGATGCCGACGGTGTACATAATATTTTAAAGATATTAAGTCAAGTTATTAAAGAAAGTAAAATTAACACATTTGTGATAAATCACTCAGTGCTGCCCCATGAATTATTTGATAAAAAAATACAAATATATAAAGAGAATGGTTTCTCTAAATTTGATATAGAGACTATCGAATAACAAAACAATTAAAAGTTAACATGGCATCATATAATCAAAAATATAATTCAGACGATAGCGTAATAAGACACGTTCTTATTGGCTTATTAGCTGACTTAAATAATAAGGTTTATTTTTATCGACAATTAAATGAAAAAGATAGAGTAGTTATTGATATTCCATTCTATTATTCAATAACAGGAGATGATCAGTTCTTAAGAGATAATTTCTTATTTACAACCCCTTCAGGAGCAGACTGTCATCCAGATATGGCATTTGCTGATGGAAACTACGATGTTGTTCCTAGAGGAGTAGTTAATTTAACAGGTATGTCAATAGACTCTGGAAAGTTAATTAATAAAAGAAATATGGGAACTTATACTAAGTTAAACTCAGATGGAGCCATGGAAGGTTACTCAACTGAGTTTGAGATGATTCCTATCACACTTGGCGTAGATATTGAAATATTAATCAGTTCTACATTGGATGCCTTAAAGATAACCGAGATGCTTGTCAAGGAGTTATATAAAGCAAATAATTTTAACATTGAGGTTGGTCATTTAAACGAAGCAACATACCGATTAAATTCACAATACTCAATGCCAGATGATTATGATATACAAAGACCTATAGACTTTACATTCGAAGATAAAGACAAATATAAAATTACATTTCCAATAGAGATTAATACTTCAATACCTTCATTTGATTTTGAAAGCGAAAGACATGCTGGAAACAGAATGTATGAAATTAACTCAACTGTAGTGCCAGCAACTGGTAATTTAAGTTCAGTTGGAGCAGATTCTTCTTCCGGTGGTAAAATAAGCATACCTAAACATACGGGTTGTCTTGTTAGATTACCTATTAGTAGATCAGCAGGTAGTAATCCAGATCCTAGTGGAGTATTGCATATTATAACAGCAACTTTAAGAAACGGATCTACATTTTCGTTTGACGATAGATTACTTGAACAACCACATGCATTTGATTTATCAAACACAGTTGGAAGAATAAAAGCACAAGGAACCTTAGATGGATTAGTTGGATATAATTCAAGATCAATGTTAACTAACCCTAACGGAGACATACAATTGTACGAACCTAATTATAAATTCACAATAGATTCTGTATCTAAAGGAATATCTGCATTAGATGGAACTTATATAAGAATGATAGGTATTTTAGATGATAATGGCGATGGTATTCCATTTAATCCAACAAATAGTCCGGGAACATTCTGTGTTTAATTATTGAATAGACCCTAAATAACAAAGATATATAATAAAAATAAAAACAAATCAACATGAAGACTAATATTTTAGCCCCATTTATAAAAACTGAAGATTCTTTCAAGTTCTACGTTAACGGTAGAGTTTTTGAAATGAATAACAATATTATAACAGAAACAGAATCTATTGATTCTAACTTAAGTAACGCTATTGCTGCTTTTGAATCTTTTGAATTCTCAGCAAATTCAGTAAAATGGTTCCACGGAGCTTCTAAATTTACTTATAGTTTAACAGAAAACACATTCTCAATAGGAGATGTAGTTATTGAAAACTTCACAAAACACGTATTATCTTCTGGATTAGTAAGATATGCAAATAAAGGAACTGCAGATTTATTCGAATCTTTACCATCAATGATAGAGAATTTCGTATCTTTAGATTTCGTAGCAACTTTTGAAGGAAAAAACAATATTGTTAACTTATTTAAAATCGAAGAAAAGGTTTATGTTTCTAGATTTAACACTTCTAACAAAATAGCTAAGTTCTTCGAAGCTACTAACGCAAATGCAGCAGTAGATTTCGTAACAGAGCAAACTGGTTTATCAGCAGCAACATTCTTAAATGAATTAGTTACAGGACAAGCACAGGAAATAGCTCAAAACGAAGCAACAATAAAATCATATCAAGATATGGTTGCATTCTTAAAAGATCAAAGAGGTTTATTAGCTGAAGCTGATAAGTCAATTCCAGAAATAAAAGCTGCAGATTCTTTAATCAATGAAGAAATTACAACTTGGGAAACTAAGATTTCAGAATTACAAGCATAACACTGTTTAACAATACATGAAGAGAGACCCTAACCGGTCTCTTTTTTATTTTAGAAACAAAACTACAATTAAGTGTATAAGTTTAAACAAATAAAAATTAATTAATTTGGCTCGTAAAAAAAATTATCTAAATAACAAAGACTTCTACGCTGAGATGGTTCTCTCGAAGGATGCTGATGTACTAACTAAGACTGCAGAAAAGATGTTAATTCTTTTAGCAGAAAAAACTATCAATAAAATGAGATATGTAAGCGAAGATGATCGTAATGATTGTTTACAATTCGCTATGCTAGATCTTCTTAAATATTGGAGAAACTTTAACCCTAAATATCCTAATGCTTTCGCATACTTTACAGAAATTGCAAAGAGAGGATATGCTAAAGGATGGAATAAAATACATCCACAGAAATACAAAGGAACTATCTCTATCGGAGGTAACTCTGGAGGAGGCGAAGGAGAAGGTTCAGGTATCTACACTATATAAATGTCAATAAAAAACCTCAAACCAACAAAAAATTCAGGATTCAGTCAAGGGTATTATGTACCTATATTTCCTGAAAAATACGTAGGACCAACTCCAATAATATATAGGAGTTCATGGGAACGTAAGTTTTGTATATGGTGTGATAATAATGACAAGGTATTAAAGTGGTCTAGTGAACCTGTTGAAATTAAATATTGGTCTAGACAAGATTCAAAGGCTCATAAATATTATCCAGACTTTTACTTTAAACAAATACAACCTGACGGCACGACGTTAGAATACATTGTTGAAATTAAACCAAAGAATCAGATAACTAAGCCGCAACCTCCAAAAAAACAATCTAAGAAAGCATTAGAATCCTATAAGTTCCTCGCTGAGGCATACATTAAAAATATGGATAAATATAATGCAGCCAAAGAGTTTTGTGATGGAAGAAATTACAAATTCATTGTGCTAACAGAAGATACTATATTAAATGGGTTACGTTAAAAAAACTATAAAGCAATTAATCAAAGATGCAGGTAGCAAGAAACAAGCTAGATCTGCATCTGAGAAATGGTTTAAAGAAGGCGAATCATCTAGATCTCTGAATGAAGTAAAACAAACAAGATCCAGATTTGAACCTGGTAAAATATATGTATTTGACTATACACCCGTAACAAAGGATTTACCTTGGTTTGATAGAAAGCCTCTCGTTTTAGCAATAGAACATAAAGGTGAAAACGATCTAGGTATTAATTTAAATCTATTACCTGTTAGTATAAAAGAAAATCTATTAGATGATTTATATGATAGGATGGAAGGTCAAATTAATAACGCAACATCAGGTAAAAGAGCTTATAATGCATCGAGACAGGCTCCTTTAAGAATAACGTACGAAGGAATATCATCGTATCTAAAGAGATTTGGATATGATTTTGCAATTAGACAGTATATTCCTACAGGAAAATCAAGACAAAGTGTTATTAGCTATACTAAGTGGCCGGAAATCGCTTTATGTGATTTTATTAAACTAAACGGAACAACAGTGACACAAATTAGAAGAATGTTTTTCAGCTAATAAAAACAGAATATATAAACAAATATAATAAAGTAATAACTATGGCAGGATTCGTAGATAGAAATGGCCCTTTAAGTTACAATAAGAAATCGTTCACATTAAAAGACTCACTTAAGAAGTTATCTTCTTTTGGTATGTTTTATGATGATCTAGTACTTAGACAATCACAATCGATTGGACCGATGGAAGATGAGATAGGGTACGGTCAGATGAACCAAATGGGTATTGACAATGATGACATGTATGGCGCTTTTGCAGCGTTATCTATGGCAGACACAAACATGCGTAAGAATATTCCGTTCTTCGATCAAGGTTACGAAGGTAAACGTGATGAACTAAGAGCATTTTCAACGTATGACGAAATTGAAGACATACTAGATATCCTTTGTGATGAGTCTATTGTTTATGATAACAAAAACTTTTTCGTAAATCCTGAAATAATAGGAATGGATGTTTCGGAAGATGTAACTAAATACCTTAATAAATCATTTAGAAATATTTACCAATATTTTGGTTTTACACAAGATCAATCAGCATGGTATTATTTTAGAAAATTCTTAGTAGATGGTTATTTATCATTTGAGATTATATATAGTCCGGATCAAACTGAGATTATAGGTTTTAAAGAAATAGATCCAATTACATTAGTACCAGGATATAACAAAGAAGATAAGAAGAAAGTTTGGACTCAATTCAAAGACGATCCTATCAAGGAGAGAGTCTTGTATGACTCTCAAATCATTTATATCTCTTATTCATCTATTACCACAGCATCTAGAGTTAGTTACTTAGAACGTCTTGTAAGGTCTTTTAACTTAATGAGAATTATGGAACACACCAGAGTTATTTGGGCTGTTACTAATTCATCTTACAGAATGAAATTCATTATACCAGTTGGTGGTAAATCTAAAACTAGAGCAAAACAATCTTTAGCTCAGTTAATGAATAACTATAAAGAAGTTGTAGATTTCGATTGGGAATCTGGAACAATGCATACTGACGGTAAACCAATGTTACAATTTAACAAAGAATACTGGTTACCTTCTAAAGACGGTGAACAACCTGAAATAGAAACATTAGGTGGAGAAGGTCCTGAATTAAGCGACACAGAAGCACTTAAATATTTCTCAGATAAACTTAAAGCAGTTTCTAAGATTCCATTTAACAGATTCATGTATGAAGACGGTGGAGGAGACTTTAACTTAGCAGCAGATGGTATGATTAGAGATGAAATCAAATTCTCTAAATTTATTAAAAGACTAAGATCAGTTTTCCAAGAAATATTAGTTAAACCACTACACATTCAAATGTGTCTTAAATACCCTGAATTTGCAGATGATCCAGCTTTTAAAACGCAAATATCTTTACAATTTATTGAAGAGAATATGTTTGCAGAACTTAAACACATGGAAATTATGGAACGTAGAATTAACTTCGTTTCAGATCTTAAAGATTCATTAGTTGAAACAGATCCAGAAACTATGGAAGAAACATCATACTTTGATCAAGACTTCTTAGTAGACCGTTACTTAAAACTAACACCGGATGATAAAGCAGCAAATGA